CTAAAACGTCTTGAAATAAAATATACAAATCAATTCATTTGTAAATCTCTAAAATCTTCTTCAAAATTCCTTATAAATTTTCTAAAAATGTTTTAGAAAATTTTTTAAAAAACATAACAGATATATATCCACATAATTTTCAATATGTCTTCTTCTACAAATGATAAAATTAAACGCTACACTCTATTTCCTATTCAATATGGAGATGTTTTCAATATGTATAAGAAGGCAGTTGCTGCTTTCTGGACAGTTGAGGAAGTTGACCTAACAAAGGACATCGATGATTGGCAGACACTTACTTCGAATGAAAAAGATTTCGTTTCTAAAGTTCTTGCTTTCTTTGCCGGTAGCGATGGAATAGTTATCGAAAATCTGGTTGTAAATTTCATTCAGGAAATTGATATTCCCGAAGTGACATCGTTCTATACATTCCAAGCTGCGGTTGAATCGATTCATTCCGAAATGTATTCTCTCCTTATTGAAACTCTAATCAAAAATGAAGATGATAAAAACAAACTATTTGATGCGGTCAATAACTTTCCCGCTATAAAGAAAAAGGCTGAATGGGCTATCCGTTGGATTCAAGATGATTCGGCAAGCTTTGCGACAAGGCTATTGGCATTTGCTTGTGTTGAAGGGATTTTCTTTTCTGGTGCTTTCTGTTCTATTTTCTGGCTTAAGAAGCGTGGCTTAATGCCAGGATTGTCGCTATCGAACCAGTTTATTTCGAGAGATGAAGCTTTACATACTGAGTTCGCGGTTATGATCTATAAGAAATTTTCCGACAAACTTGATGAGGAAACAGTTAAAAAACTAATAAGCGAAGCAGTTGAAATCGAACAGGAGTTTATTACAGAAGCTTTACCTTGTAATTTGATTGGTATGAATGCTAATTCGATGAAGCAATACATTGAGTTTGTCGCGGATCGCCTCATTAATCAGTTGGGTTATAAAAAGATATACAATACACAAAATCCTTATGAATTCATGGAAGCCATTTCGCTTGAAGGTAAGACAAATTTCTTTGAGAATCGTGTGTCGGAATATTCGCGTGCTAACGTTCAAACAAATTCAAGTTCTGGATCTCTGAACATGACAAAAAGCTTTTGCGATGATGCTGATTTCTAAAAATTGAAAAAATCATCAAGTGTTGCACTTTCAGTCGCTTTTTTTGTTTTTGTTTTCTTTTTGGATTCAATTTTTGGAGTTTCCACTTTAATTTCTTCAACCGCATCTGCAAAATTTAAGTTAACATTTGTATCCTCTTCAATCAAATCATCCATATCATTCTTAAGAGAAACAAATGGATGCTGTGCGATCTTGTAGATAGTATTAGAATGAAATTGTTCATAAGAAAGATCTCCTCCAAATATACTTAATAGTTCTTTATCCGGCGAAGGTTTAATTTTCTCCGAACATTCATACATTTCATGAAGCATAGAAAAGGTATTAAAATTGTGGAATTTTAAAACATCATGACAAGCACAATTTAACGAACAATAACATCCAGTTGTTTGGAACACACCATTAACTTTTCTAATGGGGATTTCATATTTCTTATCGATTTCTTTATGACAATGCATACAATTCAATGTCTTATTTTCAACTACATGATTTTTATCACTGTCAATCGATTCATATTTACCTGCATCTTGGTCAAAAGCAGATGGAACGACTAGGTCAGACGAATATTCAAAATTCAAAGAACCTGAATCTTGAAAAAAATTATTTTCAACACAAGATTTTTTTAGGAATAGAATTAGATTTGATGGTAAAGTTGAAACAGTCATTATTATTTCTTACAATTTACAAATCTTTTATCTTTATATGATTTTTATATAATTACTTGATATTTATAAGGTAAATATGTGTTAATTGCCTTTATATAATACTTTTTTTATCACACATAACCTTGAAATAGTTTAGACATATCAGTAACATCTGATGTGTTCCGATCTTCAATCTTACTATATTTTTTGATAATAGCATCCCTTTTCTTACCACCTTCAAGGTAGTGTTTGACAGCAACACGAATAGTTTCATTGTCTAATGCCAAGATAATATAAGGTTCGATCTCATAACGCACCATTAAATCGTGTAAATAACTCATTTTACAATTAATCTTCGGGTAAATACCAACAAATATATACAGTTTCAAGGTCGGTTTTTTTAAAATTTTTTGTAAAAAAGATAGAAGAAATCTATCAAATTTTATTTAGTTTTCATCCTCAGAATTATCACTATCACTATTGTGATACCAAGGAGCATTTTCAGTATTGAAACTTTCAGCACCATTAAACATATATTCCATATAAGTCACATTAGAAGTATCCCAGTTCCCAATATATTGATTGAAACTTTCAGCTGTGTCGAACATAGAAATCATCTCATTCACTTTAGAAACATCCCATTCTCCAATAGGTTGATTGAAACTTTTAGCATCAAAGAACATACATACCATATTAGTAACTTTAGAAGTATCCCAGTCACCCATAGGTTGATTGAAACTTTCAGCACAACAAAACATAAAATTCATATCAGTCACACTCGAAGTATCCCATTTTCCAATGGGTTGATTGAATTTTCGAGAACCACTAAACATACCACTCATATTCTTAACATTAGAAACATTCCATCTACCAATAGGTTGATTGAATTTTTTGGCATCCTTGAACATAGCGTTCATATTAGTCACTTTAGAAACATTCCATTTTCCAATAGGTTGATTAAATTCATATGCTTCTTTAAACATATAATGCATATTAGTAACCTTAGAAACATCCCATTCACTAATATCTTGATTGAAATAAATAGTGAAAAGGAACATGCCTTTCATATTAGTCACATTTGAAGTATCCCATTTAGAAATATTTTCATTTAAATCTCTATAGGAAAATAGCTCTGACATATCAGTTACGTTAGAAACGTTCCAATCTTCAATCTTACCATATTTCTTGATAATCTTATCCTTTAGCTCACCACCTTTATCATAGTCTTTGACAGCATCACGAATTGTTTCGTCATCTAATGGAAGATTACGAATGTAAGGAATAATCTCGTAAAATGCCACTAAATCGGGCACATAACTCATTTTCTTCAAGTAAATTTGTTGTGAAATCATATAAGGTTTCAAGGTCGTTTTTTATATTTTTGTAAAAAAGATAGAAAATTATATCAAATTAAATAAAATAATAGATATATGCGTTGAATTTAAATAGTTTTTATATTTGAGTAAAATTAATATGACGAAACATTATTTAGATGATATTTTCGGTGAGTTCGATGAAACAAAATGGGGCGATGAAGCAATGCTCGATGAGATAAAGGAAGCAAATTTGAAAAAGAACACAAATCCATGGAACATGAAATTAGTTCAAGAAATTCCAAAAAAAGAACCTGAACCTAAGCCTAAACCTAAACCTAAACCAAAAACGAAGTCAAAAATTCTTAAAGGAACTGTTGTTAATGTAACTGGAAAACGAGGTCAAATACTTTCAGAAAATGTAACGTATCATTTTGCATCTATTACTGCGAAAATGACCGGAATAAGGGCAAAAGATGAAGTTACTTTTGAAATTGGGCGAATTAAGAAGAATGGTGATAACACAGCGAAAAATATTGAAATCATTAAAATGACATAAACTTGTAAATTTTTACAAATTAATTTTTATGTATGTTATAATAAATAAGCAAATGTCTTCTCCTGAAATTTTTCTAAATGCGAGCAACACTAAATTGCTTAAAAAAATCATAACAGAGCACATTAATAAAAAATATGACATATCGAATATTTTCGAAAATGAAAATATTGCCAAAGCATTTGAAATCAAGAAAATTGAAATTTCTAAAAATTTGAAAGAAACGGACGATATTGTAAACTGTAATAAAATATTTTTACAGTATTTTGTTCCTTTTGTTTATAATAATATTCCTGCTTCGGTGACACCAAATGACATAGTTGAACAATTTACCAAAGAAAATACTGAAAAATTAGAAGGTGTTAAAATAGATACAACAGAAAATCAGCCTTACAAAAAAATTTCGGAAAAGGATCTAGATATCTGTTCTGCGGATCGCAACGAATATCGTTCGCCAACCAGTAAAGCGATGTCACCTTATAAATTTGATGTGAATTTAGCATCAAGTGAAACAAACATTGCTATTTCAACACAAGAGACTTTCAAAAATATTATTGGTGTTAATCTGACACACATTATTCTTGCGGATTCATTAACAAATGATTTGTATTCTATCAACAAGTATTCTCACCTTTTTATCGAAATTCAGGAGCTGAATGGAGTATATAGCTCAACAAGCGACCACGGTCGTAAAGCTCTTGTAAAGGTTTTGCGTGACACAAGTTGGAATGAAGGAACAAGTGATGTTAGATACAATCTTATGAATACAAAGCGAACTGCTGGCAATTCAGCCGTTGGCTGGTATTCCAAGACTCCTATCAGTTCCCTTTCTAAACTTACGATCCGTATCTTATCGCCAAATGGCTATGAGCTAAAATCGAGACGAGATGTTTTTGAAATAACTGCTGTTACTGAAAATCCAGCTTCAATTCAATTTATTTGTGAGAATCGTTTTGAACCTGGTGCTATTCAAGTCGGAAACAGAATATCATTCCAAGTTATTTCTATTGAAAACATTCCAGTTGGTAATTACTTAAATGAAGGTGGAGAATTCACAGTAGAATCTGTAAGCAACGACCAGAGCTTCACTGTAACAAAAAATGTAGAAAGTTATGATGAAAACGGTTTACCTATTTACCAGGATTTCGCCGCAGGAACATTTGATGTAGATGATTACACCGCTCTCAATTTATCGATGCAGACTTCGCTTGGTTTGAAAATCAAAACTGTTGAGACAACCAACTTTAATAACTACAAAGCGAACCTAATTTAAAAACATACATATAATATAAAGAGATGATTGTTAAATCTTTCGCATCGATCGGCTATTTCGATAAAAATATTATCGTAATGATAAAACTTACTTATGAAAAAATCAAAAAACAATTAAAAATCTAAATTAAAGATGTCTTCATTCATCTGATCTCTGGTTTGTCGCCTTTTAAGACGTCGAACAGATCGTTTGTACTTTTGATTCTGACCTTTTGTTACTCTCATCATGTAATTATAACGCAATCTTCTCATTTGTCGTCTTAATCTACGTGAGTCTTCATATATTTCATCTTCAAATATAATATTTTCGTCGCGAATAAAATCATTCCAACTATAAACGGGATCAATTGAACACGCAATATTATCTTTCAAAAAATCTTCTGGTAATTGTCTTAAGCAATAAGGACATAATGGACGTTTTAGCATTTTGAGGCAATTATTACAAATATGTTTTCCACTATTTCAGCATTTTAGTTCATTTATTTTTTTTGTGAAATTATAACATATGTTGCATTCTAAAACACACATATATTTACATTGGATATATATATCTTCATTTATTTATGTTGAAGTTTTTTATAAGTGTTAATTATAAAATGGATTTCGGTGATTTATTCGCAAACCGAAAAAACATCCATCTTTCTCAAAATTTATCAAGTTCAAATTCTTTCGAAATAAAACGTTTAAAACAAGTTGGACAACTTCTTATTAAGGAGTATGATAATAATAACCCTTATAAAATAAATTATGTGGTTGATACTTTTATAAATCCCGGATTTGCGGAGCAAGTAAAAGAATCTATTTCAATAGTAGAATCAATTCTCAAAAAATTTGACAACTCAAAATTACCAGATGCAGAAAAACTTATAACGATTACTGAAACAAGTTTTGATAATACTTCAACGCTCGGTTCTGCCAGTTTGAGCTTAAGACAAATAAACATTAATGTAAATAATTTTTCAGACACAAATGAATTCTTTCTAAATGTTACATCAAAACCCATTAATATCATCGTCTTAGTTCACGAAATTATCCATATATTAGGAGTTGGTTCGTCCGTTCACTTTTTCAATAATATTGAAGGTAATTTCTATTTAGGCGAGAATGGAGTAAAACAATATAAAAAAGTTTTAGCTAACAATAGTTATGAACGCTATAGGGAAATTACAAAAGTTCCTATTGAAAACTCGTTTGGAGCTGGAACAATAGGAAGTCACTTTGAAGAAGGGCAAGATACTAATAATAATACAGAATTTATTTTTGAAAATGGACTCGAATACCCGTCTGTCCCAAATGAAATTATGACCGGGTTTATTAACTTGAGTTTCAATTTTTTATCTATCATGACTTTAGGTGTACTTGAAGATATAGGTTGGACAGTTAACTACAATAGTAATTATGTATTCACGAACCCTCCTTTGCAAAAATCATGAAAAAATCATAAAAACATATAAAGATAAGACGCACAGATATTTTTAAGTAGAAGAAGATTTTTGAAAATGGGTCGAACTGGAATGACATACGCAAAATTCATTGAGAAATATGGTGAGAAATATGGTAAAGATTGTATTAAAGAGACAGAAGAACAATTCAACGCAATAATTAAGGCTGAAAAAACTAGACTTAAACTGAATGGTAAAAGATTTACTTTTGATTATTTATATTTTCATTTCAAATTTGGTGAAAATTATGAAAAAATGATGGTGAGTTCTTACGAAAAAAATCCTACTGTATCCGCAAGTGAACGCAAAGAAAATAGCATAGTAAAAGCAAAAGAACGTGCGGCTAATCCTGAAACTTCAAATTACAATACAGAAGCAAGATCTATTGACAGACTAAAGGAAATTATAAACGATTCAAATCTTGTTTATAAGGAAGTTGGTCGCGAAGGGCATTTTGTTGACCTTGCTGGTCGTAAAAAAAGAAACACAAGAAGACAAATGGATGTCTATTCAAATAAAAGCATCAAAAGCAGGCATACCGAAATTTGATATGGATAACAGATACAATTGTCCTAATGAATTTAAGAATACATATGAAAGATTTGGATATTATGAGAATATGATTGTTATTTGCTATAATGGCGTAAATGATGAGTTTCTCATAATACCTCCTTATTCAACAAATATTCCAAATTCAAATTTAAGATATAATAGTGGAGTTAATAAAGGATATTACGTTAAAAAGAAAGATATTGTTAAAAAGATTAATGAATATATCGATAAGTATTCTGAACTTGAAAAACCATTCAGTGATATTGAATTATTATGTAATAAAAAGAAACAACTTGAAATCAAATATATACGTAAACGCCAAGAAACTTTATCGAACATATTTTATATGAAAGAAATCAATTTCCGTGCTGATGATTTCAGTATTGATAAATTTGTAAAAGTTCAAGAAAAAGCGGTTAATCACACAGATGTAAAAGGAAATTCGTTTCTGTTTATATTACAGAAAGCTGATGGAAAAGATAATTATCAACAATACAGTATTGATGACAACGATTTTTATTGGTTGAATTTAGCGGGCACAGATTATTTCTATGTAATTCCTTCAAAATTGATGGAAAAAGATGGAACAATTCGTCAAAATATTACGCTTCATAAAGAGTTTTATCCAAAAAATAGAGGAAGTCCATACACTGACACTTGGACGTACGGCTTTCGTTTCGATTGGACTAAACTTCTTCAAGAAAATATTGAATACGAAAAAGAAGTAAATCGTTTGTGGTATCTAGTCCGTGAAATTAATTTGTCAGAAACTTTTATAATTGATCAATTGAGTTTGTAGTCACAAATATCATTTTGATTGGACAAATCCAGATGATATACTTGCTCTTTGGTGTATTATGAATGATTTCAAAGAATCACTTTTTCTTAAAGAATGAAGTAATTGAGGTCTGACCAAACTTCTTACCTTCTTCAATTTTAACGCGAGACTTAAATAATACATTATAGGCATCTTTTGCTCGTTCATCCATTAATTTTTCACGAATTTCACTTTGTGATTTTTTACCTTCTCTTTCAAGCTTTTCACGAATTAAGTCAAAATGATTTGCTGGAAGGCGATATCCATATTTGCGTAAATTTTCAAGAGCCAAGCCCATGACTTGACAACAAGGCTTCGATATCTGATTCGTAATGTAAAATAGATAATCAACTTTCAATTTATGTTCAATTATGTAATCAGGATGCTCAACACGATCACCTTGTAATTTAGGCTCTTCTTTTGTCTGAATATATACAAATGGAATTCTATCATTCGATTGGGGTTTATTGCCAGGGCATCGATCACCCATTCGATCTGCGAGAGCTTTATGAACAATTGCAGCAGGATTAGCATAAACAGCGTTGAGGCGTTTCGTAATAATGAAATATTGCAATGGGAATTTTCCATCCAATATATCATCAATCGTTGTCAAAAGAAATCGTATCGCACTATCGATATCTCGATCGTTCATAATCCTTTTGATAATTCCATCATAAACATATTTAACAATTCCAGCATTATCACGGCGTTTCGTAACAACTCCCATTGATGTTTGTGTAAATTTATCAAGATCAAATTCATATTTGTTACCAATGTAGCCTTTTTTACGAAGCAAAATGAAAGGTGCAAATGTTTTTTCATATTCAAGTTTATGAGGATAGGCAAGTAATTTCTGAATACCTTCTTCAACCTTAATGCTGTGGTCAATTGATTCTTGAATGCCTTCTTTACCGGAAGCTTTGGGTTTAAAATTAACGAAGATAGAGTCCGTGTCGCCGTATACTATGTCAGCCGTTGGAAAGTGCTCTTTCACGTAATCTTTGGCCAGATGAAGGTGCTGACGACCAATAGCAGTTGTAGAAGCAGCAATATCCTTGTAATATAATGAGGATACTTCAGCTCCGACTCCACCGTAGAGAGAATTCGCTGTAACTTTATATGCAAGCTGTAAACCATCTAAAACAGAGCGTCTAAAAGCATCTTTCTCGGTTTTGATCAAATTTCTTGTATCTTTTCGGGCTTTAAGTAACTTCATCAAAATTCTTGGTAAAATTCCTCGCGAATTATTATCAATCGATCCATCTTCTTTTAATGTTGGCTGCATAAATCTACACGTAACAACAGGTTCTTCTTCAACAATTGATTTCTTCCACGTTTTGCCAACAAGACGATTGATGTAGTTATCATAAGACACATCTTCAAATTTAACTCCCATTTCTTCAAGTAATTTCGCTCCAGTCTCGCCTTGAAATTTTGGCTCTTTGATAATAGAATCGTGTGAGATATTCGAACCGATCATAGAACTCGGGTACAATGATGAATAATCCAATACAGATACGGGTTCATTCAAGAAAATCGCAGGTGTTGGCTCGAGAACCTCCGCACCTTCATAACTATCTTTTGTATCTTCTTTTGGTCTCGGGAGTTCTGGGATCAAATAGTTTTCTTTTTGACATTCAGATGATACAAGAGACAACGTCTTAATCATCTGACCACGCATGAATAGATAACTTAATGGAACCAAACAGACATTTGACATACCAAGATTATTTGTAATGATTTCCAGTTTCTGCATAATATTTAAACATAATTCACAATCCTGAACGCAGTATTTAGCTACAACAGCACGATCTTCATCTGAACCACGTTGCATATCAAAAATGTCTTGTGGTGAAACATTGTCTTTTCCAACCGACCAATAAAAGGATTTGGGATTTTCAGGAAAATCATTTTTTCCTTCACCTTCAAGAATAAAACTTTCATTTTCTGTCATCTCAAGAATTTTTCTCTTCTCTCCAACAAATTCGTTACCGATAATTGTCTGTTTAAACACAGCAACATAGTCACCAACCTTCAAACTAAACGTAGATTTAGTATAAACTTTTACACTATCTTCTAAATGTTCAAATTGTGTAATTCCACTATTTATGAATTGTGTTGAAACATCGTCTAGCTTATATGATGAGAGATTATGGTCTTTTTGAATTACTTTCATCAAATCGATATAAACAATTCCAGGGCTGTTGAAGTAATATAGGAAATTATGCCCCAAAGCAGCTGAAAACAACTCCTTCGTTTCCATAGCACATTCTTGATTCTTCAAAGCACCAAGCTTACGAAGATATTTCAAACAGCCAAACTCTTCCGCACATTCCCAAAGGAATTTAATATCGAAACCAAAGATATTGTAGCCAGTGACAATATTCGGTTGTTCACGTCTCATCATTTTAACCCATTTGAAAATCAATTCATCAACTGTTTTAGCAGTTTCTACTTCAATACCAGTCAAATCGGAACAACCATCAAGAGTGACAATGTGACGTTTCACATTAGACGGATTTGAATAATCTTGAATTACCGTGCCAATTTGAATTACCTTATCGCCTTTCACAGAAGGTAATCCATCAATTAGAATGTTATTGATTGATTCAATTGTTTCTTTGCCTTTCATTTTCTTCATTAGAATTCCAAGAATTTTCATCGACATCTTTTCAATCTCTTCATCAGTAATAGTTTTGAAATGTGATGGATTTTTAAGATAAATTGTTTGAATGGAAGATTTCATTGAGTCATCATATTTTACATTTGTTACCTCACGAAAAGCACAATTAATCCACTGTTTTACAAGAGTTGGATTAGCCTTTTTATCGTTACGAAGCATACGCAGATATTCCTCATAGATATTAGATGATAGCTTTTGATAATCCTTCTTCGCAATTGGAAAATCACCATGAGATGAATCACATTCAATATCAAAAGAAGCTATTTTAATTGCGGCGGATTTCTCTGCTTCTTCTGGAAATACATTACGCCAATTTACTTCATAATTGATTTCAAATTTACTTTCAGCAAATTTTGAATCAATTTGATTGAAATTTTCTAAACGAATCCAAGAAGACGGTTGAATTTTGCGTAGATGAATGAAACGTAAAACAGGAAGTACATTTTTCTCATAAATTGGAAATTTATGTCCGAATAAACGGGCTGTGGGGAAACTGAAAGATTTCTTAAGTTTGTAATACATAGATCGAGACGCTGCTTCACTTTTGAATACAAGTTGCATGAATTTTTTAGGCTTATTCCATTGATAATTGCGAAACTTGTATTTCAATTTCACAGCACGATGAATTTGGCGATCATCGCAAACAAATTCATCACGAATAGCTTTGGGCATTTGTTCCTTAAGTTTCTGCATAAAAGGAGCAGTCCAACTCTTCTGCCAATTTTCAGGAAGTTCAATAAACCAATAAGGAGTGAAATCTTTGACCTTACAATGCACATTTTTACCGTATTTATTCACTCCAAATAAGTGAATAACGTAATTTTGCTTCTCAAATACACTCTCATCATCATTAGAACTATCGTCGCCTCCGTCAAGAAGTTCATCGGAAACATGCCAGTCATAAATTTGAAAAATTGGTTCACTCATTTTTATTAATAACCGTCTAATAATTATATATTTTTTCAAAACATTTTTCAAAAAAAGATAAGGAATTTTATTACACAATTATGAATGATCTCTTTCAAGAACTAATAGTCTATCTAAAAGTTCAAGTGTGTTTTTATCCTTTTTCATATAATCATACAAATATGTATAGTGGTTGTCCAACCACCAATCATCTTCACCACTAATT